CATCATCTTTGACATACGCTTTTACGTTTCTTGTTCCAGTTGTTGTTGTATAAACATACGATATATCTTGAGTTATACTTGTCGCAGGGGTTTCTACTTTTACCCATCCACTATCTGTCCCGTCGCCATACTCAACCTTAAACTCAGAGATGGTGCGGTTTTCATCTGTTGTAGCACCACTCACTCTGAATGTTATCACATGTCCTACCTTTGTTGCGAATGTAGTGTCTGATGCCTCAACAACACTTGTCGCAGTGCTGCCGTCATATGAGTTTGAAATAACTGCTATATCGACTGTCGGCTTCTCATCATATTCAACGTCCCATGAAGTAACATAAGGAATAGCAGACCAGTCGATAGGATGTAGTAAGGTATCAGAAACGGAAGGTATATAAAAGTTAAACCTCACGACGAAACCATTAGCGACCACGCTGCTTGGCAAACCAGTCAAGTCCAGTGTTCCTATTCCACCAGTATAATCTAATTCTCGGTCTATGAATCCATCTATTGTTGTAGAAGCCTCTTGGTCTATTGTAGCAACCACTGGGGGTTCTAGTAAAGTAACTCTAACGTCCATCCCTTTCGCCTTGTCTATATTCCTAGCATAGATATTCAGTTTAGTATATCTTGCTACCGTTGTCGAAGGTTGTTGTTTAATTGAATCAACTGTAAATGGTAGCATACTGTCTGTTGGTAATTGACGTAATGTCATAGAGTCGATTTGTAAATCTTGATTCGACTTCTGCAAAGTTGGATTCGTCAACCGGGTTATCTCACCATTCGAGTCAAGGAAGTCCGTAGGGTCGGCAGGTACGTGTAAAAGAGTTCTAGCGGGATATTCTGGCTCGAAATAACTTGTTTGTGTGAAACCATTCAATGATGTAATCGGAATTGAATCGGGTGTGATTGGCTCTCCTTGTAATGACACAAAAACATGATACGTTGCATTATTAACCCAAGTAGGTGGACTACCCCCTATCGTGAATATGTATGTAGCACTACCCACGTTGATAGATAAAGTTCCACTGGACTCAGTGATGACTTGTTTGCCAATTGTGAATGGTGTCCCTGCAAAGTTGTCAGAGGTAAATACAACAAACTGTGCTTCGGTTGCCGTTAAGTCAGTTAGACGGGCAATCATAGCGGCATTCAATGTAGAGTCAGTATCGAAAGCATAAGGTGTACTAACGCTCCTAGAGAGTGAAGTCCCCGATGTAGCATATGTCATTTCACCAAGGTAAAGAGTGTATCTTGCACCTTGATGTTCCGTAAAAGCAACTCTATCGTCTCTGTTGTAATCTCTTGTTCCAGTGTGCATTACCGCAGGGTCGCCTTCGGCCCAGTGGTTCGCCCAGTGGTCGGTTGAATTAGATGGATGAGCGATTGGAGTTCTCACTGGGAATGTTGCTATGTCGCAAGATTTGATTGACATGGCCCATACTGGAGTTCTACATGATACATCAGTTCCAACAACTTCCCCATTCCAAAGGAAAGTCATTCCCTTTGTATTAAAGACTGTCCGTAATGTGTTAGTGCCTTCAGAGAATGTGAAGTAATTTGAAGTTCCAAAACCATTTCCTAACCTACCAAACCCACCAGTGCCGGGTAGGTTGTATGTATCATCTCCATCAAGGTCAACGAATCCAGTCCATGTTCCACTTGTTGTCAAGTGTGGTAGCCCACCAGTCATCCATACTGCGGGTCTATTGTATATTGAAGAAGGTGGATAGGCATTATCAGCCTTAACACGTGCATACCTGTTCTTTACGTCAAACACCCCCACATCTGCTGATTTATTACCAGTAGCATTAGGTGTATGATTCCAAAATAATCTCTTCATATTATGTAGGCCGGGTACAGTTTTCACTGTTCCGGCAGTCACCGCTACATCGTCTGAATCAAAATAACCACTACGGAAAGGACCGGCATTCTCACCATTATGTTGGGCGGTTGTTAACCTAGTGTAGAATCTCTTATCACTGTTAGTTGGGATAGTCAATGCAGTTCCACTCACTGATGTTGGGTCAGTCAATTGAGATATACCGTCAATATTCCCGTCCCAAATAGGCTCTAACCCCATACCATAATTATGAGCAGGGGTGTCCATAACCATAGAATGTCTGCCGAATACTGGGTGTTCTTCATTACCATCAAACTCAACCATAATCATTCTATTTGGTCTAGCGGGGAAGAACGCAGTAATCTCAGCGTCAAGATAAACCGGAGATGCGGCCATCTCTGAAAGTCCATACTTAGTAGTTGAACTTCTAGCCGAGACGACATCTCCCGACACACTCTCTGTCCAAGTTGCAGAATGGTCAGTGCTACGTAGCAACGTAGGACTCATAGATAATCGAGTACCAAGTCTTTCGTGTCCGGGCCAAGGACGATTTCTACCATACGTCCAAGTTCCACTTGTAGTAAGAGCAGTTCCCACTGGCTTAATGTAATCCCATGCTCGACGGCCAGTGTTAGTATCAGTATAAGACCAGAATGGTGTACTTACACCTCGGAACAACCACTTGTCATGACCATACTCACCATTCAGTCTAGGAAAACCACTATCGGCTCTCAATCTATCATTATAGTTGCCGCTTACAGTAATGTATCTATCCGATAAATCATACCCCAATGGAGACGGAATACGTAAAGCACCATCACCTTCATTGTATGTATTCGGAGCAGATAATATCTTACCATCGACATCTTTAGTGACTATACCAATTGAACGTAACACAACTTTTCCATCTCTATGTTTTCCATCAACTGAGGGTAAACTTCTCTCACCGATTGTTGGTCTACCGGGGTAAGTTGCATCTACGGAACTCCTTGCCGGAACATTGCTGTCCATTTGTGAAACACCAATTTGAAATCCTGTTCCAAGTTCTGAATGCGAAGGACTTCCTTCGGCGTTAGCATCTCTCTTCTCAATTCCAAAGATATTCCCTGCTGTTGCATTGTCATCTGCATCGGGAGTGTGAAAGTATTTCTGTTCTGAACCACCCACCATGCCCCTTCTTAGGTAAGCATCACCTCTATTGAATAAGATAACTTCATTCAAATCCGTTCCTGTTTCAAACAATGCAGTCTTGAATGTAAACGCAACAAAAGAACGAGTTGTCCCGCCATAACCATTTGCTATTGTTTGACCCGACTTATCATACATACCTGCCGGAGCATCGGCGGCTTGCCAATCCGCGTCTGAATTGCCCGTAGTTATTGTAGCATCAGCGTTAGTTATCCACCAACCGTTGTAGGAGCGTCCTACATCAGTGGAGTCGTCTGAATCCTCATAAGTATCTGAACCATCTTGATTACCTCTCAAGCCCCATCTATCGGGCCATAGTTTTCTTTCTGCGGTTGGGAATGTTGCTTTGTTAGTAGTTCCAAAATTATTTGCGTTATTATTTTCTAAATAAATAGGTGTCCCCGCAGGTAGAGCAGTATCTTCAGTGGTGTCCATGTGGTCGCAAAACACGGTGATTAACGACCCCGTTTTCTTCATTCCTAAGATTGCCATTCTATGAGGCGGTGGAGCAATAATTGTGTTCAACACACCATTTGCATTTGTAGTGGTTGTATGCCTAGCAGTCATCTGTTCGTTGGTCCAGTTGTTGCCTTGAGCAGAGGGGGCAAGTGGTCCTTGAGTGAAGTCAAAGAATGGGAATATCTGAGCCGAGCAATCATTTGTCTCAAGGTAATCATTTGAATAGTAAGTAGCATCATCCTCACTGCCGTAGCCGTGTAATCCATCCCATATAGAATAGAGTGTGCTTGTTGTCGTTCCACCAATATGTCTTGTTTGGTCGTAGACATAAGGAACAATTACACCATCATTCAATGAGTAAGTGCCGTCTTTGAGAAAGCAAGCCAGTGCCATTTTCATTCTATATTTTGGTGAAGGCACTGCTGTTGAATCAAATGATTGAAAATAATTACTGTTCGGTAAATTAGCATGAAGGTTAGCATGAAGGAGACCCGTCAAGTGGTCTCCAGACTTACCGAATACTTTGTATTTTATTGTTGAAGAATCAAGACCACTTGGGTCAGAGTCATATCTAGTAATTCCATTAGGAAAATACTGTGCTGATGTTGACCCATTTCTTATACCACTTGATACTTTTATTGTAGCACCGGATATGTCTTTATGAAACTGATTAACGTCAAGCAACATTGGATGGAAAACAGTTGCTCTGTAAGGAGAAGTTGCAGGTATGTCAGCATGGCCGAATGCAGACTCACTGTTGGTATCTACCATCCATTCAATACGAGGGTCAGCCCCATGTACAGGGTTAGCACTTGTCGCACTTACATGACTGTCTCTACCTTCGACCCCATGTGGTAAGAATGAAGGCTTACTTGCATTGAGTTGACCGATATGACGGTAGTCATCAATAAACTCGGTGAGTTCTTGAATTGTCATAAAGACTGGATATGGACCGTTACTTCTTGTATGCTCAGTGCCTACACCAACCTCACCCTGCATTGGGCTTGTTCTCTTCTCAGCAGTATAGTCATTATCATACAAACCAAATGAATCAGTGGGTGCAGATGTTGGAGCAATGAGAAAGACTGATGTCTTAGTAGAATCAGCATGAGTAAGCGTACAGATTGGCTTGAAGCCACCAGAGCCAGAGATAGTAAGAGTTGGCTCTATCCCTGCGGGGTCGGTTTCCGTCCCTGCATCTGTTCCATTATCATTGATTGCTTCAACTCGAATACCGGGTGTATTGGCAACGTCATCTACGAGGCCGCTTAGAGACGGTGTTGTAGGTCCGAAGTTTGAGCGGAATATCTGAGGGTCAACGGTTAACCCACCGTCGCCTTTTACGTATGCGGGCCACATAGGTTGAAGTTCGGCAAGCCCGTTCTTGATACGAGAGAAAGGCTTGTCAATATTCTGTGTTGAACGTGCCATCAGATAACCCCCTGTGCTCCCCGTCTCATTGAACGGTTGATGATTTTTGGTAGTTCACGTTCAATCATAGCCTGTATCTCATGCTTGTTCAACCCATCACCGTTAATCACAATATCGCCAATAGAGATGTTAGTACCCATGCCACCACTTGCATCAGCGATACCTACTCCAATTTGTTTTAGTTTACTATTTGTCAAAGGAATAACTGCTTCACTATCTCCACCTTCACCTATCATACCTATTGTTGGTTTTGACACAATACCACCTGCGGCGAAGAGAGGCATATCCTTTACTGGAATACCTCTAGCCCGTAGCCCTGCGTTCACTTGGTCGGGTGTCAATCCTTTTGTTCCACCCATGCCTTGATTCCCCATAGCATGTGCTAAGTTTCTTCGATTGGTTTTTTCAACACTATTTGCTATTTGAGCAGAAGAACGACTGTCAGTTAATGCACTTCTCACCTTGCCGAAGAACTTTGTAAAACGATTATTCTTCAAGACTCCGCCAAGTTGTTGGAGTAAGTTTTTCAATTTAGCAACCAACTTCGATATAGTGTTGATTGGGCCTTTTAAGATTTTAAGACTCTTCAAGAAAGAACCTGCTCCACTACTTGCACCTTTGAACAAACGTCCTAGACCGGGCAACCTTTTACCCAACATCATGAATAGTTTTGCTCCACCCTTTGCCAACCCTGCAAAGTCGGCTAGAGTGTGGAAAAACTTAGACGCTTTTTCATTAGTTCCTTCAAAGAAAACGCCGAGAGACCTCAAGACCCATCCAACCCCAGAGAATATAACTATTGCTTCCAATACGAAAGTAATAAGTGTACTAAATATTTTCACTAACCCCTTTAGTGAACCGTCGAATGTAAGAACCGCATCAACCACATCCATGAACATACCAAACAGTCTTACTAATGGAGTCACAATAGCCGTTAATATTCGACCCAACAATGCTAGTGCAGGTAGTATTCTTGCTATTGCCGACAAGACTTCTACGAACAAAGGTACAGTAGCGACTAAAACGTCGATTGCAGCAGGTAGATTTGTTTTCAGAGTATTTGCTAATGCAATTATCTGCGGTGTCAATTGTTCAACTACACCACCCGGTTCGTTCAACGTCTTACCGAAGTCGCTAAGGACACCCGTAGTTTTCTGTCCTTGATATTCGACATCGAATAAAGCCCGGACGAAATGAACACCGAGAGTAATTGACGCTTCTTCAATCTGTGATTTGAAAACACGCAATGCTTCAAAAGATGATTGTTGTAGTGTGGTAGAGAATTGTTCTGTTGTACCTGCCGCAGTTCTGTTTGCTGCTACAAGTTCATCGAAAGCATCTACTTGAGACATCAATGAAAGAACAGCCGTACCACCACGAACACCGAATATCTCCAGTGCTTGAGCCGCAGTAATATTACCATCACGCATCTGATGAAGTAAGTCCGTCAATGAAGTCAGACCCATAGTTTGCATCTCAACTGTTTTGATTAGTTCATCAGACCGTTTCTTCAATGATGATTGTCTTTCTTCGGCTTTCTTCATAGCATCGGATGTTTCCATCAACTCTATTGTTCTCTTTTGAGATGTTATACTAAGTTCTTCATTAGCCATTTCTAACCTTCGGATTTGGTCTATTTCAGATTGATTCAACTCTCTTTGTTGTTGCGCCGCTCTAAATCTAATCTCTGAGATGGAGAGTTGATTCTTTCTCTCAGCCATAGCCAAATCATCTAACTCGCCTTGTAAGTTATTGACTTCCATAGTTAGACGGGATGTAATACGTGCTGTTACATCCATTTGGTTCATAGTGGCTTTCAATGATGCATTTGCAGTCTTACCTGCATCAGATAAAACGAATACTTCTAAGTTCAAGTCATTGATAACTTTTCTAGCATCGAAAGTTGGTTTCAATAATTTATTGATGGACATACGCAGACCTGTACCTGCCACTGTACCACGTAGACCTGCATTACCTAACGCACCGATAGCCGCTGCTGTTTCTTCAATTCCAATACCTGCCGCTGCTGCAACAGGAGCAACGAACTTCATTGCTTCTCCAAGACCGACTACATCCACGTTTGCACTTGTAAATGTCTTAACAAGAACGTCAGTTGCTTCGTTCAATTGTCCCATCTCCATACGGAACGCCTTAACCGACGCTACACCAATTGTAGTAGCAGTCTGAATATCAGTACCACCTGCGATAGCGAACTTCACTAACTTGTCAATAACTTCATCATCAACCATCTCATTAAATGAAACACCTGCAATAGCCAGAACCTCGGCTGCCTGTGCTGCTTGAGACGCAGTAAATCTTGTTGACTTACCTATGTCTCTGATTGTATTCTCAAGCGTCATGGCTTCTTCGCCTGTCGATTGCATAACCGCTTGTGTACGGACTAGCGTATCGTTAAACTCAATGAATAGTTCAGAAGATTGTTTGAGAAACCCTGCTGTCAGAGATGCACCGACGGCACTGGCTGAAAGAGCGATTGCTTTGAAATTAGCATTCATCACCGTACCCAAACGAGATACTTTTCCACCTGCTGCTAGTAGAGACCTACCTACAGCAGACATGTTCTTACGAAAGGATGTGGTATCAGCCGTAACCCTTGTCATAATGGTTGTTACTTCTGCCATTATCTTCCCACCATTCTATTCGCTCTAGCCCTTTGACTAGCCTTACGGTTATGTTCAGACTCCTTACGGTTCTTTACAGAGAAGGCGGTTATAAGGAAATGAGCCTCTCTAGGGTCTAATTCTTTCCACTCTATTATACTCATGCCGAGATGTGCTAAGAGGGCGAAGAGGAATTGACCTTCATCAGACTCGGCATACTCTTCGATTATTCTAAAGGGACGTTAACTGCTCCCATTATTGCAGTTGTTAGTTGTCCTATGGTTGTTAAGGGCATCCTTTGAAAACTATCCCATGTGAGTTCTTTGTCGCACTTTAGCATCATTTCAAAAACCATGAGCATTCCAAGTCTTTCTGCTCGGTCTTCTTCATTCAGTCCTATTAGTTCTGGGTTCTGTTTCAAGCCGTTGTATTCTTTTACAGATAGGGGGAGACACTTTATCTCATCCACTCCTATGTTCAAATGTTTTACAACCACTATTATCGGTTCTGAAGCCTGTTCAATTATATTATCTATCCATGTCATGTTTAATCACCGTCTCAACTGTCAGCCGCAGTGTACGACCAAGTTAACGCTTCAAATGAAGCATTGAGTAATAATGGACCTTCGCCACCTGCTTCAAGACCTTCTGTTGCTAGGTCAGTAAATACGCAGTTGCTTAATGTGAAAACTTTAGTTCCAGATGTTGTTCCCACTGCCTGTGTTCCGGCTGCTGCAAATCTAATCTCAAACTCTTCGTCATTGGTTAACATGTCATGTAATTCTGAAGATTTTATTCCCCATGCGGCGGATAATGACCCGCTTGCTGATTTCAGTCCTCTTGTGTTCGCAGTTGCATAAGATGACCCTAGTTCAACATATTTTCCAGTAGCGGCGGCCAATGTGAAGTCTCCCTGCACATACCCCACTAATGCCCCGGTTGTAGTACCGGAAGTTCTGATTGAACCAGTTACACCTGTGAATGAATGTAATGCCATTGAGTGAGATGCTGTCGAACATGGGTATTAAGTAAAGCGGTTGCGTAGGTGTTTTGCACACTTTATATACTGTCAGATTTGATTCCTCAGTCTTGCATGATAGATTGGTACATACTCTCGGAAACGAAGGCAATTCCAAGGTAGAACTCACCGTTGTCTGTATTCTCACCGGACTCGTACAAAACCGCTCTAAGATTTCTGCTTCTAGCAATTTCAGAAGGTGGTGTAAGGTCGCCCTCGATAGTTTCCATAATGTCGTAGCGTAGTACGTATGGGGATAGAAGGTGAAATGTTGAGAGGCCAGATGGATTCTCACCGTCGCAGTAAGCGTTTTCTGAATGGGTGTTACGTGAGATGACTCTCTCTAAGCAAGGAGATGGCCCTTCAAAGTATTGAGCCATAGGTTGATTCAATTCGATGTAACCTATTGAACCCTGTTGGATAATGTCATTCCAGTTGTCGGTGTTTCTCATGTCGTTTTCGGCTGTTATTGGGTTGCTCATGTGTTAGGGGAGCGGGTGGGGGTATATAACA